ATAGCTAAATAAGCCTATATAAAGCCATTGATAAGCAATAAAACGTTGGGGAACGTCGAATACTTGTTAAATCAATACTTTTTAATATTGCGTGTTTGGTTATTCAATTAGCTTACTAAATTAATATTAAAACATTTGCATAATTGTGCCAAACTATTTTATGCATTTGTTTTAAATGCTATTTTTGAGAATGTGAGGATTGCTGTTATGACACTGTTTGAGCGAATAAAATTTCTTGCAAAAAAACAGGGAAAATCTGTTAATGATGTGGAATCGGAACTAGGATATTCGAAGAATACACTGTATCGTTTGAAGAAAACCAATCCTAGTGCCAAAAAGTTGGAAGAGATTGCAGATTATTTCGATGTCTCAACCGATTATTTGCTTGGCCGGGAGACTACAGCTCCATCATGGGCAACTGAGAACGATAAAATCGACCTTGACGAGTGGCTTAAGTCAAATGTCCCAATGGGTTTCCAAGGCATGGATATGAACGAGAAAACTAAAATCAAGGTACGGGCTTTCCTGGAAGGCGTGTTCTGGGGGGATAAACAAAAGCATCGGAATAATGATAATAAAAAGTAGGTGTTGTTGATGAGTAGTTACAAATTGTATCTACAGGTTCATCAACTTGCCGAAGAAATCGGAACTTTCGACCCTTTTATGATCGCGGACAGCCTAGGATACCACGTTGAATACGCAAACCTTGGCGACTTAGAAGGAATATGTACCACTGCCTAGAGTGGCGATGTGTACATCGGTATATCAGATGAGCTACGGGAGACACAAGGCAAGTATGCAGTGATGGCACACGAGTTAAAGCATGGCATTGACCATACTTCTTGCGCTGCACTTTATACTATTGGGAATCATTGGGAAGGCAATGGAACGCGAAGCTAATCTGTTCGCTTGTAGCGAACTTACCGCCCTATATAAAGAACAATATGGCGCCTGCCGATTTTAATGCCATTCAAATGGCGTATGGCTTGCCTGATGAGTTTTACGAATTAATGTTTTAATTTGTGAGGTGACTAAAGTGGAATTAGAAGAATACCATGATAGCAAAGACCTGGTATATCAAGGCAACGTACTGACTCAGCAAGATCAACGAACAATTGCCGAATTCTTTGAGCGAATAGCTAACCAAAACAAATAAAAAACGTCTCACTGCCGTTAACAGTAAGACGTGATAACCAATGATATTGATATACAAATATTATTATATCATTGGAGGACATGTAAATGAACTTGAAAAAGGCTGTGACGTTCGGGGCCATGTTGACAATCGGAATGGTTATGTCTGGATGTGGAAAAAGTCTATCTGCAGAGTCGCATGACTCACATAATGGGTTTACCATTCCTGTAACTGGAAAAAGTAGTGAGTCTGCCATCTATTGGAATACAGATGCCGATGGTACAAGCAAAGTAAAAACCAAAAATGGAAAGTTCTCATTTGAAATCCCCAGCAAAGCTCATAAATTTACAATTGATATCTCTAATAATAAAGATATGAGTGACGCAAAAACTATTGACTTTAAAGGCGAAACTGCCATCGCAGAATATTCAACTTTCTATGATGCTTATGATTTTCACGACGGCAACAGTATCAATTTTTTGCCAACTGCACCATTAGCTGATAAAAATTATGCTGATGACACCAAAAACAATGCTTTTTCAATCCATACAGATGATGGCAAACTGTTGGGGTTGAACGTCTATACTCAATACGATTATTCTTGGTTCAACGAGATTGTGTATGTCATTGGAGATAGTTTGAACGCAGATACCGCCACACTAGAAGCTGGTGTCAAATCTGCTTCTGAAAAGCCAAATCAATATATCACAAAAAAGTCAGGTAAAATAAATTATACCTTTGTTATCAACACCAAAAAGGATACCTATCAAATGTTTGTACACAGCTAGTAAATTAAAATAAAAAGAACCATACCCTCCAACCGACCAAAGTTTGGGATACGGCTCAACCTGAATTAAATCGCTAAAGGACTTAATGGCTCCTTAATGAAACCCAGTTACAAACACTATTGGATTATCTACTTAAGACGCGTAATAAGAACTTCACTAGCAAGTATATGATTATCACGGCACTTATGACTGGCATGCGTCCCGGTGAAATTCAAGGACTCAGGTGGCAAGACATCAACCCACTTTTCAATACCATCCAAGTCACCCAGTCCTGGAACGAAGCCAACCAGGCTTTTCAAGACTTAAAAAATGAGTCATCCCATCGGACCGTTCGTATTGACAAATGGCTGATTGGTATACTATCTGAAATACCAAAACGTGGCAGTCAAGATTTAGTATTTGTCAATCAATACGGTACTATTCCAACCTCATCAGCTATTAATAAAACCTTACGTGAGTCTTTGCATAACAACATTGTGCTTAAGGGATTTCATTTTCATTCGTGTCGTCATACTCACGTCGCTTACCTTTTAGCTCGCGGCATTGACCTCTATGCAATTTCTAAGCGACTTGGTCACAGTAATATTATTATCACCGCCAACGTGTACTCGTATCTAATTGACGAGTATAAAGCTAAGACAGATGATCAAATTGTAAAATCCTTAAGCAATCTCCGAGAACCAATCGCGAAATCACCTATTCAAAAGCAAAAATAATTTTGCGCATATTTTGCGCAAGGGTGCTACTAACGGCGCTATATCAAGCTCCAGAAATCCTGTACTCAGCCCTTTGCGCAAAAGAAGAATTTCAAACAATCGTCAATCCTAGGCATACTGTTAGATACCGCGCGCAAAATATGCGCAAAATGCTTTTCTTTTTTAGCCCTTTTTAGCCTTTTCTAAAAAAATAGAACCCTGACAAACGTTGATTTGTCGGGGTTCTTATTTCACTGACTGGTCTCTACTGCTTTAAAAAGGAGAGTACAGACTTTCGAGTGTACTACTGTATCATTGATATCAAGCCTTTTAGCGTCATCATTTTTGGTGAGTGCACCAAAAGTGCACCGTATTAATTGACCTGAGAGAGTGCTTTTAAGGTCCGTTCGTCTTCCTGTTGTTGGTCTTCTTTAATCATATGAGCGTAGACGTTACGAGTGATGGAACTGTTCTTATGGCCCAACCGTTTGGAAATGTATTCCATCTTCACGCCACAATAGAGCAGGTAACTAGCATGGGTGTGCCGCAACCCGTGAAAACTAATCCGTTTAATTCCCAATGAATCGGAGTATTTTTTAAGCAAGTTATCACACGCTCCAGGGGATGGAATACGACCACGCTTGTTCATGAAAACTAGATGATCTGGGTTATCCAATTTAGCTGCCATCTGTAAAGCATGCAGTGTTTTAAGATGATTTAAAAGATCGTCAGTTACAGTTATTGTACGAATACTAGATTCAGTTTTTGTTTTCTTAAATTTTTGGCCATAAACATAATCCCATGACTTATTAACACGGATAGTCTTATTTTGCCAATCGATATCAGTCCAAGTCAGAGCAGAAACTTCGGCTACTCGCATACCAGTTAGTAGGCCAGTATAGATCATTGATTTTCCAGTAGAAATTAGCTTGATATTTTTATTGACTTCGATAGCTAGCGTTTGCATGTCTTTTGCGTCAAGGTATTTTAGTTGCGCAGATTTACCAGCGTGGCCACCTAATTCAACATGCAAACAGAAATCAGTCTTTATTAAATTATCGGCTACAGCATCGATAATTGCAGCATGAATATGGCCATGCAATTTTTCAACAGATGATTTGCTGTGATATGGTTGATCATCTGCCAGTTGTCGCTGTGCACGCTGCTTAGTGTTACCGTGCACAAATTCATTAATAAATTGTTGATAACGTAACCTGGTCATTGACGATAGTTGAATGTTGGGTAGTAGCTCCACAATTTGACGAAGAGTATATCGATATTCTTGCTCTGTAATTCGTGCAACTTTGCCAAATTTATAGGTTTCTAACCATTTCTCGTAGTAATCTGTAAAGAAAGTCGTTGTGTCAGTTTTCCCTATGGATTGGTCAAACTTAGCTTGTTCCAATTTAGTCGCCCACTGTTCAGCTTCTTTTTTACGAGAAAAGCCACTCTTATTTTTAAAGTGCCGTTTGCCAAACTCATCATAGTAACTAACACGAACAGCCCATTTGCCATTTTTCTTTTTAATACTTGCCATTTTAATTTCCTCCTTAAATTTCACCTAGGCGGGTAGAATTTTAAGGACTTGTAGGCATCACCTCCTTAGTTGTGATAATATTATGTATGTAAAAAGAGCGGAGTAATCCACTGGTTTTTATTGGTAGCACATCCATCTTCTTGGCGGGAGCGGATGTGCTTTTTGTAACATAAACATTAGTCTATGCTTTTTCTAAATAGTCACCGACCTCGATGGTTGAACTTAGCTCAGTGCCAGTTATTGCATTTAAGTCAACATCTAGATGATGATAGTGAGCTGGCACTTTTTCCGGAGTGCCAAGATATTTTTGACTATTAATGTTAGATAATGCAGAACTCATTCCTAACAGCCCCGTATAAGTCTTTTTTTCTTCTACATATTGGCTTTTGTATACAGTAAAATGTTCTTCAACTTGCGTTGCCGTGACAATTGCCTTTTTTAGTCCCAAGAATCCTAGTGATTCGTGTGTTTCAGGGTCAATAATATCTTCACCGTCGCTTTTACCAACGACATTATATTTGGTACCTTTAATAATATCTGCATCTTTCCCTCCTTTACCAACAAGTGTAGTATCATCTATTATTTTAACAATTCGTAAATCCTTACTCATTTTTCATTTCTCCCGTTCTAATAATTTTTGCTTCATTTCAATAAATGGAGTAAGCTGTGTCATCAAAAATGGTTGTGTAAGAACTTCATCTTTTATAGATGAAGTTAATATTTTTTCTACTTGTTGATACAAAAAATCCGTATTGGGAGATTCTGCCAGCATGTTAACAATAATTGACAAAGATTCTCTGGATAATTTGTCATTTTGTTCTTCAAGATTTTTAATTTGATCATTATACTTGTCAAATTCCAACTTATTTTGTTTTACTTGACGTATTAATCCCTGTCTATTTTGGTCTGAAAGTGCTAAATTATCTTCGATAGATTTATTTTGATTGACTAAATCTTGATTACTATCGCCCAACTGTGTAACGTCACCTTTTAAATCGTTAATCTCAGATTTTAAAACAGTGGTGTTATACCATTGTGCTACCAAGATGACTGTTACCCACAGTGCAAGCATTGATGGTATAATAAAACGCAGTAAAAAGTTTATATGGAATCCCCCCAAAGCAACGAATCCAATGATTGTAATAATTCCAATAGCAAGACTATTTATCTTTTTCAAAGGTATCAATTTTTTCATAGCGAGGTGAAATTATGGACACTAAAAATTTGTCTAGTAACCAAATTAGCTCCTTTCTAAACTCATTAAGTTACTGGGAAAGCATTAATTTGAGGTCTACACTGCTTAAAGCTCAAAATAAGGGAATGTCAAGCGAAGATGCATACGAACAGGCAACCTTAGATTATGAAGATCCGAAAAACTTAGAGTTTGATTTTGAAAGAGCACTTAAAACTGGAATTTAAGTGCTTTTTTGTTACAACGCGAGCGGCAGGAGTCGAACCTGCATCTGTTAGTATCTAGTCAGCAACTCAAAGGAGTACTATTCTACCGTTGAACTACGCTCGCATGTTGCCCGCTAGGCTGGTAACGGGCTAAAAACATTTTACATATTTAACGTGATGTCGAAGGTCTTATCAGAATTGTTATCATCCATATTATCGGTGTCATAATGGGCATCAAACTTAAACCTTATACTTTTTAGTGACGAAGTGGAATCTAAGCTCTTAACAGGAATGGTTACATTTCCAGATTTTGTAGCACCTTTGGCGATGTCACCGTCCCACGATTCTAAAGAATCTGCTTCATGTTGTTCACCGTTACTATAAATTGCCGTCCCTTGTGTTGGATAGATGGATATGTCTCTAGTAGGCGAAATTACAAAGTGAATACGAACAAATCCAGAAGCTTGGAAAGTACCATCATTTGCTGATTTATATTTATACGAATGGGCTAATTTGTAGACCGTTACTTTATCAACTTTAACAGTGGCTGCGTTCCATGATGTATCTGAATAATTAATTTTATACGTCTTTTCATTTGCTACATTGTATGAATCATAGTCAACGCTGATAGTTTTTGAAGCTGTTGCGGCAGGCTTAGTTTCGGATGTCGTAGTTTTGTGAGCAGTTGCTTTTGAACTGGTGGTCGTAGTTTTGGAAGAAGAATCATCTGATCCGCCGGTAAACGCAGCAATTCCAAAAATTACTAGAATTACAACTATAACCCAGATCCACCATTTCTTGTACCATGGTTTCACTGCTACATAAGTATTCCCGTTTTCATCTTGAATTTTTTTAGCCATTTCAGTCCCTACTTTCTAATAAGTGCAATAATCCCAGTAATAATAAACAGGATTCCGCCAGCAATACCGAAATCTCCACAAAGTAATAGTAGGATAATGCCGACAACGATTATTGCCCAGCTAAATAAAGTATGCTTTTTGTTTAGAAAGAAGACAAAAGAAAAAGCGAGAACTGATAACAGGATTCCTAGAACTAGTTTTCCTGTATAAATACCACCGCCCCCGAAAGCATCGACAAACGCAGCCGCTCCAAAACCAGATGCTAGCGAGATGACGGAAACAATCATACTAACTACAGATAAAACTATTTCTATAGTCCTTTTTCTGACCTCATTATTTGATGGGCTTACCATCTTATAGGTTTGACCGTCTGCTCCCTTTATTTTTTTTGACACAACACAATACCTCCAATAAATTTCAGCTTTTACCGACATCCGTATCTGGTCTATAGTTAGCTAATCAGCATAATACTCTCTAATTTTGATGATTACATAATCCTCCATGAACGATGGAACTTCGAATTCCTCCATAAAAGTGTATGGATCTGCAAATTCTCTTTCCATATCTCGAAAATAAATAGGAATCAATATATCGATAGCTCCGCGGTTAGCCTTAGCCTCAATTGGGGTTTTGGCAGTCCCACTGTAATATAATACCCCAGAATCTTGGTTCAACACATGTGAGGCTTCATGTGCAGTTATATACGGTAGTTGACGTTGCTTGTACCATTTCGTATTAATTACTATTTGCCTGTTATGAGGATTTGACCCAGATGGGGTGTGTGAAGAAAAATCACCACACAAAGTAATTCCAATTCCGTGATCGAATACGTAGTCTAACACCTCTCTAAAATAGTCAATCATTATTTCTACCACCTCTCAAAAGACGTTTCATCAATTCTAAGTCTTCAGGAGGTATTGGCTTACCTTCAAATGTCATAATGACATCATCATCAGCAATATCAACGTGTTTTGGTTTTTTTGAAGTAGAATTGTCATCCGTTTTTCCTAATAAGTAATCAACAGAAACATTTAGAACATCGGCAACGGCTTTTAAATTATTGATACTAGGCTCTTTGACTTTCCATGAATAAATAGTATTTTTGCCTAAATTCGCCTTGTCGTTAACTTGGGTTAGACTAAATCCGCGTTTTTTTGAAACTTTTTTTATTCTATCCAATACTGTCATATCAATGATTTCTCCAAATTCTATGACAAAACAATTAGACTTAGACTAATTAATTGTTGACTATTTTTAGACTAAGACTTATTATTGATTCATCAAGTAATTAAGCAACAAAAAATATACCTATCAAAACAATAACTTTGGCGAGAGATTGCGATAGTAGTAGGTTTTAAATTGCTTATTTCGTATGCACTCATTTTAGACTAAGTCTAAATATAAGTCAATAACTTGATGAATAAATTACGAAAGGAGGAATAAAAATGCCAGAACAAACAATCGAGGATGTCGCATTGGAAATTGAAATTAAATACAAAAATGCATTGAGCCGCCACAAAATTTCTCAAAAAGAAATGGCTGAAATGCTTACCACTAAGTCTGAAAAGGTCACACCGTCACAAGTTAACCGTGCGATCAAAGGTGGTAACGAACCCAAGTCAAGGCGGATTCGGTCACAAATGGCCAAAATTTTAGGAATTCAATGAAAGGAATGATCACATGAATGATTTAGTAATTATGAAGAACCAGCAAGCTGTTACTAGTAGCTTGCAAGTGGCTGAAACGTTTGAGAAAGAACATCGTAATGTATTAGCAACAATTGGGGGTCTGCTTAAAAATAAGCATACCCAACACATGTTCGCAAAGGAGACATATATTAACGAACAGAACGGTCAATCTTACCCAATCTATTATATGAACCGTGATGGTTTTACTTTGTTAGCAATGGGATTCACTGGTACTAAAGCACTTAAATTTAAACTTCAGTACATTGAAGCCTTCAACTTTATGGAAGAACAAGTAAAATTGCCAACATCCCCACGAGAGATTGCCAGATTGGCGCTGCAAGCCAATGAGGAAACTAATCAGCGCCTAGATAGCGTGGAGGGCGATGTGAAAGACCTCAAAGAGAACCAAGTTATTCCTAATCCTGAATATAGTGCACTTAGCCGTCGGGTTAATCAACGGGTGTCAGAAGTGGCTCACAGTTATGGGCATATCACACAGAAGCAGCGTGGCGAGCTGTTTAAAGACATTAACGGTGGCATCAAGAAGATTGCTAACGTGAGCGCTCGGTCAATGCTACGCAAGAAGGACTACCAGATGGTAATGGACTTCATTAATGATTGGGAGCCGTCTACAGCAACTAAGACAATCATTCGACAGACGTCACTTCGATTAGACAAGGAGCCAGCATAGGAGGTAAAACAATGGAATTTGAAAATGTACGTGAAGCACTGAAATTCTTGCTTGAGTATAACGATACGATGTTGAACCCTAACCTTAAATCTCGGGTTAATGGTGGTAAGTGGGAGCCGAGCGCAGTTAGCGAAGTTCAAGCGACGAACTATGACGCTTTAGCACAAGCAGCTGACATGCTTGGTATGAGCGGCCTTTACTTAAACGAGCAGCCAGCATAGGAGGTGAAGCAAATATGAGTAAATGGGACACGCGAGCATTTTTAAAATCTGATAGGTTTTCAAAGGCCAAATCAGAAATAGAAAAAATCCTGTTTAGCAATGATCTGTCGTATAAGGAGGCCTTTCAGCTAATAGGCGCTATCCAATCAGATCTTGAAGCCAAACAGGAAGAAGAAAAGGTTAATTAATCGGGAAAGCGTCCCGAATAATGTTCGAGGGCATGCTTATAGTTATCTTCGAATATTTCGATTCCTAATCGAGCATCGTACGTATAGTGATGAGATTTAGCCTTATCTTTTTCTTCAGCAATATCTGAAATGGTCATGGCTTGAGCGGCATATAGTGCCATTTCATGTTCGCGATGAGAGCTTTTCATATTTATCACCTCGATTAATTGGGATAACAAAATTATACACCGAAAGGAGTGGCCAGGATGGACAGTTTGGTAAGTGCTTTGTCGAAGCTTTTCACGCAAGCATATGAACAGGGAGTTGCGGACGGGCGTAATCAGCAGGCTGTTGATCACAAGATGATTGGACGCAAAGATTTCTACTCTGAGTTTGGAATCAAGGTTGATTCATTCGACAAGCACTATCGCGACAAAGAGGGCTTCCCAAAGCCAGAAGAAGATGGCAAATGGTACGCCCCAGCAGTCGAAAATGGTTATTGAATCATCAGAATTTAAGTAACTAAAACCTAGGCGGGTAGATGATGATTCAATTCATAAGGAGGAATTGCCATGGTAGAAGTAGCAGTATTAACCTGGGCGCTAACATCCGTATGGTACAAGCGCCGGGAGATTAGAAACTGGTTTGGAATTTAGGAGGAAACAATATGTATGAAGAAGACATTGAGCACGCGTTAAGAGCACGTAAGTATAACGCAATTCGTGCAGATGAACGTGAGCTGATTAACGCTATCACATACGATACAGACGGAATCATTAAGCGGCGCCCGTGCTTTGGCTATTCGGAAGAATTTATTGGTGAGTTGCAAGAACACGATATTAACGTTTGCGAGCCAGATAAAAATTCTGATGAGAACTGGACGTTCACATTGCCACCAATGTATTAGGAGGAATGATCATGAAAGTTCATGTAGGTGATCGAGTGAGTTACAAGGCTGAATATAGTTGTGGTCAGCTGATAAGAGAAGCCGGCGTTGGCAGAGTAGTTGAAATCAAGTCAATTCCGTTCACGTTGCGCACAAAAAAAGATGTAGCTGTAGTAAAAGAGAATGGCCAGCAATTTGAAATCATTACTAATGGTATTCAAGTAATTAAGTAGGAGGAATGATCATGCAAAAAGTATCAATTTTACCACTCCACGAGTGGAAACGAGCGCAAAAAAAGCCATCGCTAGTAGCGGCTAACGATGGACTAATGGAAGAGATGATTAGTACCAACATTTACTTTATTCCAAAGCAGTCTCGTTTGCAAGCTAAAAGACAAAAATACTCCCTACTGGAGTGAATTACAAGAGTAGGGAGAAAGAAAACAATTCAAGGTGTGCGTATATATTAACGCTAACTCGAAATGTTTGCAAGTACTAAGAAAGCGAGGACAGTAGTTATGGATAATCCATTACCTTACAAAGAACAACAGGATTGTATTCTTCATGGTATTACACGGATTGCATTAATCGATCCACAAGAATTAACTCCAGAATTGTGTCTAATCGAAAGTAATATGGCAATGGCGTTTTGCTTGAATTCATGGATGTTTAATAGGGGGCTTAAATAATGGCGAACGAAGTAATTAATCTGCCAGACTACACGGTGGACTATCAACCGGTACCAATCAAAATTAACAACTTGGAAGGATTGCAGGCGTCCATTGCGCAATATGTATCGCTAAAGCCTAAATTTGAGTACGAAAAAAGCTGCTTGAGTATTGGTAGTACCCGTGTAGCGAAGACGCTTAATAATTTTATTTTCGAGTTCAATTGTACCCCAAAACTGTCGTTAAGACAACGTTTCGCATGGAGGTGGGCGAAATGAACGGCTACGATAGCTGGTTAATTGACCAAGAAGAAGCTGTGGAAGGCTGGCGCGATGATGAGCCTACCGAGGACGAGCTGATTGAAAGTGGCGTCATTGCTGATGAGGAGAAAGATGAGAATGATTAAAGAAGAGACTGCGGGCATGACGCTCGATGAAATGGAAGCCAGGCTTGAGCAGGCTACCCGAGATAAGAAGGCCTTTAAAAAGGCCATGCTAAAACCACAAATGGAAGTTGATAAGTATCGAAAGGCCATCAAGACGGTAGATGACCAAATTGACCAACTACAAGAATTACAGCGAATGGCAATGGGTGATCAAGAACAAGTTGATACTGAGTTCTTTCACTTCAAAATGGGCACCGTTAACCCTAGTACGTCTCGTAACTGGAACATTGAACGAGATAAGGACGCGACACCCAAAGAGCTTACAGCAGTCTTTGAACGTTTTGACGATACATTAATCAAGACGACCCGAAGCGTGAATGAGACCGAAATCAAGAATCGGCTAGCAAATGGCGAGTTTTATGTAACGCCTGACGGTAAAATTATGGACTCAAGTCTTAATGCACTGCCGGGATACTCCGGATCACTCAAGAAGCCCAAAATTTCCGTAAAAGCTAAGGAGGACTAAGGATGAATGAGAAGCTTAATCTGATGCAGAAACTTAATAAGGCTGCTAAGTCAATTGGCGCGGTTCATAAAGACGGTAAGAATAGTTTCCAGAACTATGAATTTCAATCCGAAGGAGCTATCAAAGCTGCGGTTGAGCACGCAATTCAAGGTGTTGGAATTCGAATTATCCCGAATTACGAGATTATCAATCAATATGATAAAGCCAGCAAGAAGGGCGGTTCAAACCACTTTGTTGACGTCATGGGGACGTTCTTAATCACAGACGGTTCAGAGTCACAGACAGGTTCAATGCCCGGAAGTGGCCAAGATAACGGTGAGAAAGCGATAGCTAAAGCTTGTACAAGTGCTCAGAAGTACTTCTACAAACAGCTTTTTAACATCACTGACCAGGAAGAAGATCCAGATACAACTAACAGCAATGCAACTGATGGTGAGCCGCTTATTGATAGCCAGCAAAAGAACCGCATAGACAGACTGTTTGAGGCTCTGGCGGGAGTGACAAACAAGGATAAGGAATTTGTTGCTAAAGCTTACCTCAAGAAGGTTGGCAGCGTTGATAAGCTGACACACAGTAGTGCTAACACGTTAATTGAGTTGGTCACTAATAAATTAAATTCGTACGTTGACAAGGAGGACCAATCAGCATGAGACAAATCACTATTTCAGGAAACTTAGGTAAGGACCCCGAAGTGCGACAAACGCAAAGCGGTATGCAAGTTGCTAACTTTAGTTTAGCAGTAAGGCAGAATCACCCGGATGATCAAGGCAACTATGGCACTGACTGGTTTCGATGTGCTGTCTGGGGTAAGCGGGCTGGAACGATTGAGCGATATTTCCATAAAGGCAATCATGTTTTGGTAACAGGTACGTTTGAAGTTGATGAATACAACGGACAAGCACAGCTAGGAGTGAACGTCACTGATTTTGATTTACCGGATCGTGAAAGTAACCAGAGTAAATCACAGTCAAATAATCAAGCGCCACACCAGCAACCAGTGCCTTCAGCTGGCGGCCAAATTGATATTACGGACAATGACTTGCCATTTTAAGTTGAGGTGATCGTGTGGAACTGCTACCGACTAAGTTAATTGAAAAAGATGGCGAGTGGTATCAGGTTCAGAAGCTCATCCATAAGCCTAATCTTGACCATGTTGAGACGGTAAGTGGTTCTGCTGACGAATACTACACGTACTCGGAATTAGCTGACACACGTAAAGCTAGGCCACAACAACGACGCTTGTTCTTCGCGTTGCTTAGTGACATCTATACGTGGTCAGGTATGCCGACAGACTTCTTGAAAAACTTGTTTTATTTGCAGTATGAGTCATATACGTTTGGCAAGCAGATTAGCCTGTCAGACACCACAGAATCGTCTGTGAGCGATGCTAACCGGTTACTCGACCTAGTCATCGACTTCATGTTTGAGTGGCACGTGCCGTTCAAGGAAGGCTATAAGCTATTGCCACGTGAGCAAGAGTATTACCTGTTCCAGTGTTGCCGCCATCGAGTTTGCATGATCTGCGGTAATCGTGCTGATATCCATCATGTAGACGTTATCGGAGCCGGCTTGAACAGAACACACGTTGACCACACCAAACGGCACGTTATGGCATTGTGTCGAGTCCATCACAGCGAGATTGAGCAAATTGGCTCCGTGGCATTTAGTGCAAAATACCACGTCCCAGTAGATGGCATAAAACTAGATAAAGAAACGTTGAAACGAATTGGCTTGAAAGGTAAATACAGCAGTGACTAATACACCGGGATGAGGTGAGAATCTTGAAAGAAGTTTGGAAGAAAATAAGAGGATACACAGGTTACGAAGTATCAAATTTAGGGAGAATCAAATCTAATGGGAGAAAAATCATTCAATCAAATGGTCATCCGATGACCTTGCCATCCAAAATATTAAAGCTCTGTGTGTCAGATCGTGGATATTTGTATGTAGTCTTGACAGAAAACAAGAAGCATAACACTAAAAGGGTTCACCGATTGGTTGCAGAAGCGTTTATTCAAAATCCATACAACAAGCCACAAGTGCATCACATAAACCATGTTAAAAGTGATAATCGTGCAGATAATTTGATGTGGGTGACTTCCAAAGAAAATGTGTCGTTTGAGCAAGACAGAACTTTTTATATCAGAGATAGTCATGGAAGATTTTTAAATGTTCGCGTGAGAGGAGAGGACAAAATGGTGTTTGTATTATCGGATAATAATGCCGTAATCGCTGTATTCTCAAACAAAGAGAACGCACGTACCGCCAGAAAAAAGCTTAGAGACCAAGAAATAAAGATTACAGCTGTACCGTTTTGTCACAGTGCTAAGTTGAATTGAGGTGATATAGATGAATAACCTTTTAATTAGTGAACCACCATTACAAGTTCTACCTACACTGGCAGTAAGAGTTGGGTTAAAAGAGGCAATCGTATTGCAACAATTCCATTACTGGTTACAGCGTTCTGGTAATAACAGAGATGGGTATAAATGGATTTATAACAGTTATGATGAATGGCACAAACAATTCCCGTTCTTTAGCAAGGTGACGCTACGAAGGACAATCAATAGCTTAGAAAAGCAAGGATACTTGATCAGTGGAAATTATAATAAAGCCGGTTTTGACAAGACTAAATGGTATCGGATTGATTATCAGCGTATGAGCAAAGCATGTGATCAAAATGATCATACGAGGTGCTCAAATCGATCACATGCAGGTGATCAAAATGAGCAGACCAATACCAATAGATTACCAGAGACTACTACAGAGACTACAAATAATAAACGTCCCAACTCAAAAACCGAGTATGGACCCGATGATCCACCCTACAAAGTAGCAGTCCATTTGTTGACCAGAATTAAGCAACGGCAACCTGACTTTAAAGAACCAAACTTACAGAAATGGGCTAATGACATCCGTCTAGCTCATGAACGTGATCATCGTGATTATGGAAAATTAGATTGGCTAGTAGATTGGTCACAGGATAATTCATTCTGGCAAGCAAACATTTTGTCGGCAGGGAAGTTACGAAAGCAGTATGACACGCTCATTGGTCAGGCTGAACGTGATCGCCCGACTAATGTTGCGCCACAAACGCGAGAGGACTGGTTTGGCTAATGGAAAATGTAACGAAGTTATTCAATCAAACCACGATTCAGAAAGTAGTAGCGGCTAGAGGAATTGATACAACTAAGTTGCCGACCAAAGAAGAATTGGATCATCAAACGATTGACCGTGCCAATGCTAGCGTGATTGCTAACCGAAAACGATATTACTATCGTATGTCAGTGTGGTCTGGCGGTGTACCGTTACGATTTAGCTTTAATGATTGGCAAGTCGATAAACAGCCTAATCAAGCTAAAGCTAGAGAACTTGGTAATCAAGCATTTAAGTTAGCTAGGCAATTAGAGACTAACCAGTTCAACGTAGCACTTGCAGGCGGACCCGGCGTTGGCAAAACATCATTAGCGCTAGCAATTATGTACCAGCTAATGAGCGTAGGGCAGACAGCAATGTTTGTCTCAACAGCTGAGTTGCTACGGCTGGTTAATGAAAAGTATGAAGCACCGGATGTACGTCAACGTTTACTATACATTCTAAAAGATATGCAAAACGTTGATGTTCTAGTTTTAGACGATTTTGGTACTGAAGGCGGTAAGCCAACTGAAAAGGGGTTCTACAAGCCAGTACACAAAGATTTGCAGACACTGATGTATCAAGTGGCGAATGCACGTTGCGATTTTGATCATAACGAAGTCAAACATATAACCATCATTACGACTAACAACACACGTAAGCAATTAGAAAGTATGTACGACGGCAAAACAATTGATCGTTTATATACCAAGGACACTAGCTGTCAATTGCTGTTTGACAATATGGAAGGAGTCAGAAGTGTATGAGTTGTGAATTATGTCATGGTAGTAAAGTCGTTCAGCAACCACTTGGGAGTTATGGTTTCACGTTTGGACCATGCCCGAATTGTACGAATGAGATACATGCTCATTACGAGCAGGAGCTTGAAAGGAAGTTAGTCTATGGCAAGCAAAAATTGGCTTAAAGAGCTGGAAGCCATTCATAAGCTAGAAGCGAGATATGGCAGCATGGATAACGTGCCACCAAGCAAACTAGCTAACCTGCATAAGATGCCCGGAATTAAGGCCGTATCAGGCGATTACACGGAGATTACGCGTACCCAGTATAATGCCATTAAATTAGTCATGAAAGGCAAGCAAGGTAAAACTAGGACGTCTCGGGAGCTAAAACACAGTAACGCTTGGCTTGATAATCGTATTCGTGCGATTGACGAAAACAAATACTACATTACGGAGGACAAAGATGCCTAAACACACTAAGAAACGTTCAACGATTAAACGGAAGCACCGGCGCATGAAGCAACATGCCGAAGCAAACAAAGCTAAGACGCTGGATAGTAAGCAATTGGCCAAGGAATATGGGCCGTACAACATTCGCAAGCGGGCGTTTGAAGCGTTCGGGGAGGGCTGAAAATGGCTTATATATTGATGATTAATAGTGATGTGGCAGCTGTATATTCCAATAGACAAGCCGCTAGAAAAGATGCGAAACATTTCAGAGAAAAGGGGCAGAACACGTCAATTATGACTGTTCCTTACCATAAGCAAAGTATCTTGGAATGAAACTAAGCAAGGAGATGGCGGACGATGATTAAGTTTAGAGCGTGGGACAAAGTTCAGAAAGTCATGATGGTTCCTAGAGACATGCAAACTGATTCAGATGGCAACATCTTCTATGTTGAGGCTAGGAGCTTAGACGGTGAATATGATGAAGGTGACCTGGATGTATTTGAGCTGGAACAGTTTACCGGTCTGACAGACGTGAACGGCAAGGATATCTATGAAGGCGATATTTTAGAAAATCGGAAGTATCGGTCAATTGTTAAATTTGCTAGAGGCAAATTTTTAGCTGACGTAGTTGGAGTTATCAGCAGATTTGACCTTATAGGTGAAATTCACGGTTCAAAAGTTATTGGCAACGTTCACGCTAACCCAGAACTGCTGAAAGGCTGATTTTAAGACATTTATAGAAAGCAAGCGTCAAATTTCCATTTTTACATCTTTTTTATAAAAACGTAAACAGGAGGGACACAAATGACTGACACCGAATACGCCAAAGCAATCAAAGTGAAAGCCACAGTTGCCAACCTGGAAATGAACGCGGCACTAACAACTGAGCAACAGGCACAAATTGGTCAGGACTTCATTGCTGACATTGCGGAGTTGAGTGATCGCGAGAGTAAACAAAAAGCCGCCTACTAGAGCGGCTACTGACATCTATGATAATTAAACTGACAGTTAATTATATCACAGAGGAGTGGCTGGCTTGGAAAGAACGACGAAGAAAATGGTCGAGAAGTACCTACGCGAATATCCACTAATTGATGGCCTAATTGCTCGTGAGGAGCTCAATATCATGTACCCTTATCAAGAACCTGACGAAAACGTTGGTGGTGGTCGTGCTCAATATAAGAAAAACGCTCCAACTGAGTATGCTGCTATCTCCGTGGTGGACAGCGAAACGATTCGAGCATTTCAGCATCGGAGAGATGTAATTGATCAGTGTTTGGACGAATGCGGTGAAGATACCGAAACACTGATATGCGAACTGTATTTTAGAAAACGCCAGCGTTACTCGGTTGAAAGCCTAGTAACTAATGGAATGATATTTGTTAGCAAGAGCAAAGCTTATTATCTAGTTGATAAGTTTATTGCCAAAGTAGCAAGCAAGCTTAACTTGTATGACGTATCTGATTTTGGCTAGTTGGAAAAAAGTTGGAAAAACTAGGCTTGAAATCGTGCTAAATTGGTAGTATGCCAAATGTGATTGACGTGCATGAAGTAATCCTCCAAATTACAGACTGGTAGTCGCTGTGGGCTAATTGGTAAGCCACAATGGAATGTAGGTTCGAGTCCTACCGGCGATATTTATGATCTAATTATATAAAAGAGCTTTCTAAATTAAGTGGTGATAATCGTGTCAAGACCAATTCACAGCAAGTACGGGTACGAGCCGCCTGAATGGGTGCAGGCTGATTCCCGGCTAGATAAGTGGTACAAGGATAAGAAGCGTCGTGCTAATAAGCATGGCGCTTTTAGTTTGGAAAAGAAACGGAGGAAGCAGCATGCCAAGGACAAGAAGATGCCGCTATCCTAACTGCCATGCGATGGTTGCTTTCCCTGACCACTATTGTCAGCAACACTATGAGCACGAAGCTGAGTACTTGGCTAGTCGGCAGCGTTGGGCACGTAGCAATGACAAACAATACACACACAAGTACAACACGGTCACGCGTTATCGCAATGAGGATAAGCGTCAGCAATACAACTTCTATCGGACAAGGCAATGGTCACATCTAAGACAACAAGTCCTAGAGCGTGACCATTACTTGTGTGCTTACTGCAAAGTGCAAGGCGTCATCACACCTGCTAAGACTGTGGATCATATTGTACCGATTGAGTTTGACGAAACACTGAAAGCTAATGTTGATAACTTAGCTGTTATCTGCAGTAAATGCCATCGTGCCAAGACGGACTGGGAAGAGGCATACTATGGCACTGGTCAAGGCAACGAGTTGCAAAGCGTAACGCCGATCAATGATGTATCGTCAATCGTTATGTTAATGGATAAGGAGTGAAGGTATTGAAATCATATTATATTGAATCAATCAATCTGTGGATTATTCACTTCAATGGTATCCTAGACCAACAGCAAAAGGATGCGATTATAAACATGTGGCATAAGCAAATAGGTGCCACTGATAAAGTTGTGGTATTAGATAAGACCATTGCACCTTTAGAAGTGATTAGTGGCAAGCTTACTTGGATGCAGAGACGATTACTAAAAAGGTTAATCCGGCGTCATGGATTAAATAAATGAGAAATAAAGTTTGAAATAAGTTAAATCAATTTATTGGCACTTGTCGTTCGATTTGAGCGGCTTTAATTTTATGAATGTAGTTAGTCACGATGAGAATTAAAACAACCCCCGCCCCCTAACACGTCCCAGGAAGAGCACACACATTGGCGTCATTTTGTGATAGAAACAATTTTTGAAAATTTTTAGGTAGGGGGGGGTCACCCAATAATGAAAGGAGGTAGATAAAATGAAAAAAACAGATAAAGACGTCAACGGTGGTCAATTAACACGTACACCTCCAGCTTACTTAGGACGGCAAGCTAAGGTCGTTTGGCGTCGATTAGTGCCTTTTTTAGAAGAAAATACCCCGGTTAAGCGCATTGATAGTGGGCTTGTAGAGCAATATGCTTCCCAATATGAGATTTATCGCAATGCGTATAAACATATTCAGGAAAACGGTGAAGTCCAAGCGATCTATAAAACGTTACAAGATCAGACCGGTAAAAAAATTGGTCGAGACTTCGTGGGTTACAAGCGTAATCCCATGACACAAATTTACGATTCAGCGGTTAAAAACCTGACTAAACTAGGCGCTGAATTAGGATTGTCGCCAAAATCGCGCAGTGATTTGTTGAAGCTGAACTTAGATGATCACAAAGACGAGCGAAGTATCAGTGATCGCATGAAAGAATTTCTAGGAGACTGATAATGAAGATTGATTTAACACAAACACATGATGTTATTGGGGCTTATCAATCATTAGACTGCTCAGCAATTCGCCAGCAATACACTGATCCGGGCACAAAGTATGCCTTTGACGTCCTCGATGAGAAGGTAACCACTGGCTATCTGATTAAGCTAGCGGCTTTTCGCCATATTCGAGACTTACAACGGCAAGGTAGCGTTGAATTTCCCTTTACTTATTCGGTTAAGAAAGTAGATCAAGTGCTTAAATTTGCTGCCATCTGCCCGAACGTTGATACGGGTGAGCCAACTAAGCTTATGCCGTGGCAAAAATTCATTATGGCTATGCTGGTTGGCTGGCGTAATGATGACGGTGGCAAGCGTTTCTCACGAGCAATTGTTTCCGTTGCACGTGGCCAAGGTAAAACTTATCTAATGGCGATTATCACTGCCTATAGTTATTTAATTGAGTCATTGGGATTATCTAACCAAGATTACTTAGTATCTTCTATTAATTACAAACAAACGAGCAAGATTCTAGGCTACATTAAGTCGATGCTAGCCAAGATTGCAACGATTGAACCATTTAAAACACTAATTAAAGATAGTGGATTGGATACACGGACACTTTCCTCACAGGCCGATCAAGTCACAATGAGCAAGACTAATAATAAGTTACGGGCAATCAGTCACGAAGCCGGCCAGTACGATAGCTTTCATTTCACAACGGCTATTTTTGATGAAATTGGCGAAATTAAGACACGACAGAAGATTTCTAAGATTGTATCAGGGCAAGTTAAGGTGCGTAATAAGCAATTTATTCAAATCTCGACTGCATATCCTGATCCAACTGTGCCATTCCATGATGATGAACGTATGATTCAGCAAGCTATGGAACAAGATTATTTGCGCGATGCTGATACATATTTGGGGCTTATTTGGTCGCAGGACAATCTGGACGAAACTTATAAGCCTGATATGTGGGTTAAAAGCAATCCCTTGCTAGATTTACCGAGCCAACGAGAAGTGCTGCTAAACGGCTTGACAGATAAGCGTGATTCTGACGCTTTGTCGGGTACGCTCAACGATTTCCAAAATAAAAACCTCAACTTGTGGCTAGAACAATCGGCCGACAGCTTCTTAAAACTACCCGACGTTGAGCGAGCTATTATATCATCATTTAGTTTTGATGATCGGCAAGTCTATATTGGCTTTGACTACTCGATGTTTAGTGATAACACGGCGCTAGCGTTTGTATTTCCTTATCGTGATAATAATGACAAACCACGATGGTTTATTTATCAGCATAGTTTTATCCCCTGGCAGAAAGCTGGTTCGATTGAAGCTAAAGAAAAGCAAGACGGTATTAATTATCGGAACTTAGCTCAAAAGGGATTTTGCACAATTAGTAGCCATCCTCAAGGACTAATCAATGATGAGCAAGTTTATCAGTGGTTACTCAACTTTGTTGAACGGCATCGGCTGGAAGTTGTTTTCTTTGGCTATGATGCGTGGGGGCTAACACCTACAATCAAGCAGCTAAATTTGAATTCTGGTTGGCCGTTGCAAGCCGTTCGGCAGCGGACTAGTGAATTGAAGGATCCAACTAAGTTTTTGCAGACAATGTTTGTTGAAGGGTCAGTTGACCGCTTCGATGATCGAATTATGGAAAAGGCGTTATTAAATGCTGAAATTTATGAAGACAAAATTGGTATTCAAGTCGATAAAGCCAAGGCCACACTGAAAATTGATGTAGTTGATGCGTTAATTGACGCCTTATTCCAAGCCATGTATCACTTTGAAGACTTTTCAGACGTAAACAATCCTGACAAACAGGTCGAACGTATGAGTGAAAAACAAGTTCTTGAATGGTTTAATAACCCGGAGTCAGGATTGCTAGGAGATGATATTGATGATTTTTAAACAATTTTTTGCAACTATCTGGCATTATTTTGATGTACTATGTTTCATTCTAGGTATGATTGCTGGGGTATATGCAGCCTTTTTATTTGGGCAGGCACAGGGCGTTCTAGCGATTGCCGTAGCTTTATTTTTAGTAGGCTGGCTTTCAGAAGTCGTAACAGCTGGCCAAAAAGGGGGTGATTGATAATGCCCTTTTTTGAACCACCAACGGCAAAAAATAATTCAGTTAGTATTCAAAGCGTGCCAGTAGAAGACGATAATATTGTCAACTTTTTGTCGCCAACTGGTAGTAATGAGTATGTTAGCGCCAAGGATGCTTTGGAAAATTCAGATATTTATTCAGCGGTTAATCAAATATCTGGAGACTTAGCCACGGTACAATTAATGGCTAATATGCCACGAGCGCAGGGAATCCTAAACAACCCTAGTACGACAGCTAACGGTCACACGTTTTGGCAGTCTATGTATTCACAATTGTTATTGGGTGGTGAATGCTTTGCATATCGTTGGCGTAATCCTAATGGCTTAGATCTACGCTGGGAATATTTGCGACCGAGCCAAGTGCAAACCTACTTATTGGATGACGGTAGTGGCTTAACCTATACGGTTACTTTTGATGAGCCTAACTTGGGCGTTCTTCAATATGTACCACAGTCTGACATGATTCATATTCGCTGGGCTAGTACTGATGGCGGTATGACGGGTAACAGTCCATTAAAAGCATTATCGAATGAGTTACAAGTCAAGAGTTCATCTAACAGTTTAACGCTGGCTGCACTAGCACGTTCAATTAGCGCTCCTGGTGTCCTGTCTATTCAGCACGGTGGGCTGCTAAGTGAGAAGATGAAGGCCAGCCGTTCACGTAACTTCATGAAACAGGTGAACAAGTCAAACGGTGGCCCGGTAGTTATTGATCAACTTGAAGATTACAAGCCGCTAGAAATGAAAGCCGATGTTACTAAGCTGTTAAGCCAAACGGATTGGACGAGTAAGCAAATTGCTAAAGTTTTTGGCATTCCTGATAGCTATTTGAATGGCCAAGGTGACCAGCAAAGTAATATCGACCAAATTAAAGGCATGTACACAAATGCCCTTAATCGCTATTTACAGGCGATTTTAGCTGAGCTGGATAATAAGCTTAACGCTAAAATTACGGCTAATATACGGACTGCTGTAGACCCATTGGGAGACTCATTTGCAGCCACACTATCAGGGCTAGCTAAAGATGGCACGATTGCCAATAATCAAGCAACTTGGTTATTACAGCAGACTGGTTATTTTCCGGATGAAATGCCTGATGCTAAGAATCCAACGACACAACAAGTTGTGATTCAATCAGGAAAAGGAGATGATAATGATGACAAAGAAAGTGATGATTAAAGGCGATATTGTTGATGATCAAACAGCCGGTTTCTATCAGTTTTTTGGAATGCCAGCAGTATCACCTTCGGGTGTTGCTGATATTTTAAATGATGACAGTGGCGATGACGATGACGACAGTGATGATGAAGCACTTGAAGTAGACATCGCTTCCAATGGTGGCGATGTTTTTGCGGCTAGTGAAATTTACACTATGCTAAAGAATTATGCTGGCAATGTAACAGTTAATATTCAAGGCTTAGCAGCTAGTGCGGCAAGCGTGGTTGCTATGGCTGGCGATCATATCAACATTTCACCAACTGCTCAGATTATGATCCATAAAGCCTGGTCACAGCCAGCTGGCAATGCTGACGATTTGGAACATGAGGCCAGTATTTTAAATGGTATTGATCAATCGATTGCCAGTGCTTATGAAGCTAAAACTGGCATGGATCAAGCTGACTTGCTACAGCTAATGGCAAATGAAACATGGTTAACCGCTAGTGATGCCGTCGATAAAGGCTTCGCTGACGAAATTATGTTTGCTAATGATCAACAATTGCAACCGGTGAACGCTATTTCACACATTCCACCTAAATCTGCAGTTAATAAGCTGCTGAATCTCATTTACAAGGCTGACAAAGATAAAACTAAGCCGTCTAAAGAAGAAAATACTACTAATAGTCAATCTGCTGAATTACGAAACAGCAAGTTGGCTATTTTATTTGGAAAAAATCAAAAGGAGGCCAACTAATGGCTAATATTAATACAATTAATGATGCTTGGATTGCCCAAGGGCAAAAGGTATCAGACTTGAACGACAAGTTAAACGCAGCTGTCCTTGACGACAGCTTTGACCAAGAAAAATTTAAAGCAATGAAACAAGATCGCGACAATGCGGTTGCCCGGCGTGATGCTTTACATGAACAATTGGAAGAAGAACGCAAGGCTCAAGAAATTGCCAATATGGATGATAAGGACAAGACTCGACTTGATGATGACGAAGAAGACATCAAAGCTAAGTTTATCAAGAACTTCCAAGGCATGATTAAAGGTGACCCGAAAGTTATGAACTTGGTAACCTCCTCTACCGACGAAGCTGGTAACGCAATTGGTTTGACTATTCCTCAAGATATTCAAACTGCAATTAATACACTGGTTCGTCAATATGACAACCTTCAACAATATGTTAATCGGGAAGCTGTTAGCACCCAGACGGGATCACGAGTTTTTGAAAAATGGTCAGATGTCACTCCATTGATTGATTTAGATGATGAAACAGCCACCATTGGTGATAATGATGATCCAAAGCTTACTTTGATTAAGTATGTAATTCATCGTTATGGTGGAATTACGACGGCAACAAATTCATTATTGAAAGATACTGCTGACAACCTTATGGCATGGCTTACCCAATGGATTGCTAAAAAGGTTGTTGTTAGTCGTAACACTAAGATTATTGAAGCCATGAATAATGCGCCAAAGAAGCCAACCTTAGCTAAGTTTGATGACATCATTGATATGATCAACACGGCTGTTGACCCAGCAATTAAGGCAACATCGTTCTTGTTGACGAACACGTCAGGATACAATGAGTTATGCAAGGTTAAGGACGCTATGGGAAATTACCTATTGCAACCAGATCCAACCCAGCCGGACCGCATGATTGTCCGCGGTAAGCGAGTGGTTATGATTGCTGACAAGTGGTTGCCAAATACTGGGACGGCAGCGGCACCAGTTTACCCATTGTATTATGGTGACTTATCACAAGCGGTTACTTTATTTGATCGAGAAAATGCGTCATTGTTAACGACTAATATCGGAGCTGGCGCCTTTGAAAAGGACCAAACTAAGATTCGTGTGATTGATCGTTTTGATGTTGAAGCTACTGATACGGAAGCCTTTGTTGCAGGTTCGTTTAGTAAAATTGCTGACCAAACGGCCAACTTTGCGGCGAGTGCTGCTACAACGACTGACGGGAAGTAATTAGCCAACTATGTCGCCAATAAATACACAGTACAGTGACAATCTGGGCGGCTAAGTAAGGATGTGATTAAAGTGGCAGCCGATTTAAAAACATTAAAATCATCTTTGCGAATTGACGGTAATGATGATGACGAGCTGCTAAAAGACTACTTGTCTGCAGCCACTAGCTACATTAAGCAGTCCATTGGTGATGAAAACGGTGTTACTGGTTTTTATGAAATGGAAGGCGTAAATGACTTGTTTGAAACGGCTGTTTACGCCTTAGCTGGTTCATACTGGTATTATCGGACATCAATTACTTCAAACACTGTTAATCCAGTCGATTTAGTTGTTGATTCGATCATTGGTCAATTGCGAGGATTGTATAGCCAAAAGCAAGATGAGGTGAACGACAATGGCAATTAATAGGTTAACTCCAGTTGACTTTAACCAACGTATACAGATTGGCACTGTTAAAACTGTTCAAAATCCTATTAATGGGACTAGTAAACAGACATTTGTTAGTCAGTTTAGTTTATACTGTGCACCCTATACACGATCAATTGCGTCTTCGTATCAACTCACAGCTGAACAATTGGAGCAAGTAGTGGTCATTATTAGGCATAACCCTAAAGTTTATGAAGGCATTAAGTGTCAGTATAAAGGTAAACTTTACGATGTCATCAATGACAGCATAGATGATTCTAGTAATTATCTATCTTGCGATTATTTGACGCTAAAGCAGGTTACTAAGGGGGCCTAGCGATGGCAAACGATGATATGGCCGACCAATTAGAAAGTTGGCTTAAGAATGTTCACAAGCTAGTCCCCGATGAATCTGAACAAGAGAAGATAACCGCAGCTGGTGCTAAGAAGTTAGCTGATAACTTAACCGAAGCCACGAGAAAGAAACACTATTCGAGCCACAAAGACAAGAAGTACGGACACATGGCTGATAATATAAGCTATAACAGCAACGATATAGACGGTGAGCATGATGGAAGCTCGATTGTAGGGTGGACTAACAAGTTCCATGACATGAATGCCATGCGATTAAACGATGGTACCAAGTACATCAAGGCTGATCACTTTGTTGACCAGAACCTAGCCGACTCACAAGATGATGTCTTTAACGCCATGCTAGAAGAATATAAGAAGGGGGACGATGACTAGTGTTATTACCAGTATCACAGGTATCCAGCCTAGTTAACGCCCTCAATTTAACGTGGGTTGATAAAGTTTACCTGAATGAGATACCTAACGAAGATTTAGACAACACTGATAGTACAGTCATGCTACTGCAAGAGACCGATTCAAGCCCGGCCTACCTTGCAAACAGCACGTTTAAAGGCCTATCCATGGGTGTTGAAATTCAAATCTTTTATAAGGTTGACCTAGAAGATGACTTTAATCCATTGGAAGCTGAAATAGCTTTGATGAAGAGTTTTAAAGCGGCCGGCTGGTTAATTGTATCTAGTCAGCACCACACAACTGACCCGGATACGAACCAGATAACCAAAACAATTTATGTAACTAAAAATGAAATGATTTAAAGGAGAGATTCATAAATGTCAAAACACAACATTGTAAAAGCAACTTTTGCCTTGCTAGACGATAATGGCGACTTAATTAAAGACGCTGTCAAAGGTCTATCTACTGACGGGATTTATGTTGCTGACCACCAAGGTGAAGGTTTCAGCAAAATCGACGTGTCTACCATTGAAGCGGCCGGGACACCTGGTTGGGGTAATGGACAAATCAAGCGGACGGCTTATGGTAAGTCTATGCCTACCTTGGCCTTAACTGCCTTAGACTTAGACTTCAAGATTAACCAGATGCTAAAGGGGTTCACACAAAACGCTAATACCGGTGCATGGGTAAGACAATTGCCTAAGCCACACGTTGCGATGATTGCCGAATCTCAATCATTGGACGGTGACATCTCAATTTATGAATGCTTTAACAATATCGAATTCGTTGAAGAAGCATCTAACAACAGCACCGATACCAACAATGAAGCTGCCTACTCAACAGCCCTAAATGGTACTGTCTTAACGCCATTGAAGCCTAACATTTTCTTAGCTGCCAATGGGGTACAACAGCCTTATATGATCGCCAAATCAAATGATGACAAGTTTGATTTGGACAAGCTTTATGCCGAAGTATTCGGTGGCTACACTAAGTCAACGACCACTACAACGACCGTTAAAGGCTAGTAACATTTAAAGGCTTCCCACTAAGGGTGGCCTTTTAATACATACAAACTAAATTAAAGGGGTACAAATAAAATGAAAATTAATGCTAAAAACTATTTCAAAATCAACAAGACAGCCGATGTAACACCAACTAACAACATTATCAAACTGGCTACTAAGGTTCAAATTGGCATGCTAGAATCGCAGGATACTGAGAAAGAGATCACTGAACTAGACGCGATGAAAGATGGTTTAGAGTTACAGGAAGAAATGGCTGACTTTGTGCAACTGGTAATGGGATACACTGACAAGCAGATGGAAACGATTAATGATACCGTCTCAATCGAACGGTTTGGCGAAGGTGTTGGTTACCTAATCATGCGGTTAAATGGTATCTCAGACGATGACATTAAGTTGTCTGAACAAAAGCAACGCAAGGCAATTGAAGATGCTAAGTCGTCAAAATAAGCCGGCACAAGCGTAACAGTGAGATTAAAAAGGAAGTTCTAAAGTTGAAAAACCAGCAGGAGGACTTTAACCTGCTAGCGCAACAACTACTAACCGAGGGGTTATCACCAAAAGAATTTGATGATAGCTCCTTTTTTAGTATGATGGCAACTTTGAACGCTCGTAAGAAGGAAGACCGACCTGAACTGGTTGATCCACTAGAAGCCATTAATCAAACATATGGCTTATAAGCGCTTGTGCCTAGACATATTAAAACAAGGAGGTTAAATAAATGGCTAAGAAAGTAGTCGGTCGTGAGATGACCAGTAAAGTTGGCTTAGATAGCGCTGAGGCTGTTAAATCACTCAAGCAGTTAACTGCTGAGGTTAAAGCCAATACTAGTGGTTGGAAAGCCCAAGAGACGGCATTAAAGTCAGCCGGTGAGTATCAAAAGGCAGCCGCAGCTAGGGTAGATGGGCTAGCCAAATCAATGGAAGCTCAAAAGGCTAAAATTGATGAGTTAAAGTCCCGTCAATCAGGCTTAAACAGAAACACTAAAGATGGTGAAGAACAATATTTAAAGCTGACTGACCAGATTAACAAGGCTAGTCGGTCATATGACTCAATGGGTGGTCAACTAGATCGGGCTAAGTCTAAATTACAGTATTACAACAGCGGACTTGCAGACTTACAAAAGGGCTATAAACAAAGCACAGCATTGTCTAAGTCCTATGTTGAACGCCTAGAAGCCGAAGGCAAGTCCACTGAAGCTAACAAAGCACGTTTAGGCGGTTTGAAACAGGCTTATTCGAACATGGAGGCTCAATATAAGGCTCAAACTAGCGAACTTGAACGTATTAGGACTGCCAGTGGAGCTACTAGTGACGCTTATAAACGTCAGCAAGTGCGTGTTAATGAGACCGCAACAGCCATGGCTAAAGCTAAGACTAGCCAAAACGAGCTACTTAAGGCGATGGAAAAAGAGCCACATGCGTTCATGCACGGTGTTCGGTCTAAGCTTGATAGCATTGATGATAAAACTAAAAAGACATCTCATTTATTTGGCACAATTCTAGGTGCCCATCTAGTCGCAAACGGAATTACTAACGCTATTGGCCAAATCACTGCTAGTTTTGGTGCTTTAAAAGATTCCGTTGTGCAATATGATAATAAGCAACGTACAATGACGGCCACTTGGACTACCTTAACTGGATCTAACGGAAAAGGTAAACAAATGGTCAACATTGGCAATGAGTTAGCTTCAGCCTTCAACCAGAACATTAATGTGGTTGATGAACTTAACCAGAGTTTTTACCATGTGTTTGACAACGCGCCACGAACTAAAGAGTTAACTAAGTCTATTTTGACATTGGGTGACACGCTTAATTTAAGTGATGAGAATGTTACTAGATTAGGCACTAACTTCACTCATATGCTATCAAGTGGCAAAATGCAACTTGGTGACTTTAACATGATTAATGACCAGTTACCAATGTATGCTGGCAAAATGTTAGAGTTTGAAAAGAAACAACAACATAATAGCAAGTTAACCATGTCAACACTACGTGACCAGATGAGTGCCGGTAAGATTAGTGCTAAAGATGCCGAAGAAGTTATGAACTCACTTGGTAGCAAATACAAGGACGCCTCAGAGAACTTAATGAAGACCATACCCGGTATGGAACGGTCCATTAAAACTCAAATGCCGGCCTTACTAAGAGCAGTATACAAGCCAATTGCGAATATGAAGTCACCATTGATGGGCCAGTTTACCAAGTGGATTGGCAACAAGGATACTAAAGCCGAGTTTAAAGACGTTGGTAGTGCTTTAGCCTTACAAATCAAAGACATAACTAAAGCGTTTGCTGGTAAAAAATTTAATGTTGGTAATAGTCTCGATAAAATGTTGGCTAATCTAGCAAAAGGCATTGATAAATTAGGTGCTAACATTGTCGCTCATAAAAAAGAGATTAAATCATTCTTTAGCTCAATGAAGACTGCTTCTAAGACATCATTTAATGTGTTCGTACAATCGCTAAAGGATATTGAACCAATATTGAAGATTGTCGGTGAGTTTTCTGAGAAACATCCTAAAGTATTCGCTGGTTTAGCTTCTAGTGCTTTTGTAGCAAGTAAGGGTATATCTGCATTAAAGCTAGCCTTCAGTGGTTTAGACTTGGCGAAGGGCATAGGCGGCAAGCTTAGCCGGATTGTGTTAAAACCAAAGGTTGATGGTGCTGAGGGTGAACGAGAGCTAACCAAGTTTGCAAGTTTTGTCAAACGTGCAGGGACTGGAATGGGACGCTGGTTAAAGATGGCTGCTAAAGTAACCACTGGTAAAGCAAAAAGTTTAATCAGTGGTTTATGGGCCCACACTAAATCAGTTGGCAGCAAGATTGGCAGAGGATTGAAATGGACGGCTAAAGTCGCTTGGAAGGGTGCTTCTAAAGCAGTCGGCCTATTATGGAAGGCTACTAAAGGCACTAGCAAACTGATTGGCAAGGGCTTGAAGTGGACGGCTAAGATTGCTTATAAGGGTGCTTCTAAGGCATTCAGTGTGCTAGGTGCTGGTATTAAAACACTAGGTAAATCATTTCTATCATTGGGCAGGTTGTTACTACTTAACCCAATTGGACTAGTTTTAACTGCTGTGGTCGCCCTAGGTGCAGCCTTTTACGAAGCCTATAAGCACATTAAACCGTTCAGAGAATGGGTCAATAAGACCTTTAAATCTATAGTTAACTTTGGCAAAGGCTTGCTAAAATGGGGCTCTAAGGCTGTTAAAACAGTTGGACACACTGTTAAAAACATTAGAAAGAAATTTGACAAATTTAAATCTGGCTTTAAAAAGAGCTGGAACAAACACTGGAATGCTATGACTAGTAAGTTGCATAGTGCATGGAATAGGTCATATAAGCATACTAGAGAGTTCTTCAGTAGTGTTGGTAAGAAGTGGAACGGCTGGAAGAAGAGCTTTAAGAAGAGCTGGTCAAATCACTGGAACAGTACAAAATCTGGCTTACACAATGCCTGGAATGGCTCATACAAGCACACTAAGCATTTCTTTAGTAACATGGGTAAGAAGTGGGTTGGCTGGAAAAAGAGCTGGTCACATAGTTGGAATAGTCATTGGAACAAGATGCGGTCTAACTTGCATAGCTACTGGAATAAAGACCTGAGCCATACTAGAGTATTTGGTAAATCCATGGGTCACTGGCTATCAAAATTCAAAAAGTCATTTAAGGGTGGCTGGTCTAGTTTAGGAACCGGCGTTCGTAACATATTTAAAGGCCTATGGAAAGACCTAAAGAAGTTTGCTAGAGACGGTATGAACGATGTTATCGACCTTATCAATGGTGGTATCAATGCGGTTGATAGTGTTATCCATACATTTGGTGGCAAGAAGAAGACTATTGCTGACTTGCATCATGTTCATTTTGCCGAAGGTACTGGTATGTTTAGTGGGTCACGGAATCCAATTACCAAGCCTACTATGGCAATGCTAAATGATGGTAATGACAGCCCACAAACTGGCAATAAAGAGATGGTCATGCTGCCTAACGGTGACTCAGGCATTGTTCAAGGACGTAACACTAAAATGCTGTTACCCGCTGGATCAGAAGTGTTAAGCGCTAGTGAGACAGCTATGTTGATGAGTATGCAAGACGTGACTAAGTACGCTAAAGGTACTGGCTTCTTTGGTGATATTTTAAACAGTGTTACTAATGGTATCTCAGGCGTGACTAGCTGGGTCGGTAAAAAGGTTAAGGGACTAGAGAAGTTCTTTAAGACCGCTGAAAATATCATTGCTCACCCGATTAAGTCACTTAAAAACCTATTTAGCTGGTCTTCTAAGGGCATCTCAGGTGTCATGAGTAACATTGGTCACGGCCTATTTAATGGCGTTGAGAAGCAAGCTAAGACGTGGTGGTCAACCCTATGGAACGGTGTCAGCAATAGTCTAGATGGTGGTTCTTCTAAATCTAGTGGCCTGTTAGGTACCATTAAAAAGCAGGTTGGTGGTGACTTTTGGTCATTTATTAGTAAGCTAGCTGACATGTTTGGCGATGATGGTGGTGGATCCATTGAGGGCGGCGCTATCACTCATAGCATGATTAACAAAGCCCTTAAAATGACTAAGGTTCCTCGTGAATACTGGTCTAAGATGCAGTCAGCCATTATCAAGACTGCTGATAGTGAAACTGGTAACCGAAATATCATGCAAACTATCTCAGATGTCAACTCTGCTAATGGTAACCCAGCCGGTGGCCCATTGCAGTTTACCAAGACAACCTTTGATGCGTTTGCCTTTCCGGGACACCATAACTTTAGATCAAGCTTCGACCAAGTGCTGGCGTTTCTTAACAACAGTGACTATCTTAATGCCACTGGTAATACCTCAATTTGGGGTCATGCTAAGTATGACTGGCTTCATAGTGGTCCACAAGGTCATAAGCGGTTTGAGAATGGTGGCATTATCAACACTAACCAGTTGATTGAGGTTGCTGAACATAACAAGCCTGAAATGGTCTTGCCATTGACTAACAAGAGTCGGGCTAACCAGCTAATCGCACAGGCTAGTCAGGTTGTAAATGGTAACAATGGTAGTCAGATTGCGTCTAATAGCAGTGAAAGTAGTGAGAAGCTTGATAAACTAATCAGCTTAATGTCAGCCATTCTAGGCAACATGGGCAGTGTTCAAGCAGTCATTGCTAAGTCAGACGTAGTTAATGCCGTTAAATCGGATAATAAGACAGCTTCACAGTATAGTCAAATGATGGGGTACTAATATCCCAGTAATCAAAGGGTAGTCCTTAAATGGGCGCCCTTTTTACATAGCTAAAAAGGAGGTTAAATCGTGACCTTACAACGAGATGATTTTGAATATGCCGGTTTAAATAGCCGGGACGATTTACAGGTTGAAATGGGTAACGTGGTATTACCTAGTGCACCGGCCATGGCTGAACAAGTGACTGATATACCGGCCATGTATGGTAACCAGTTTAATGGCACGGACTTTACCAGTCGAACAATTAGCATTCCAGTGTCAATCTACTGTGCTGATAATCAAGACAGATTTAATCAGATAATGCACAATTTAAGCGGGTTGTTGTTAAGCGATGACCCTAGTGATAATGGCAAAGAGTACCCACTAGTATTTGGCTTTGAACCTAAAGTAACCTATTGGGGGCATATTACCGCGATCAGTGACCCGGCCCCGATTAACCCGGGTATGTATGACATGTCACTAACCATTACCTTTGTTCAGTCTGACCCACGGGCAACCTTACCACAGGTTGAGAAGCCTTTAAATAATGGCTTAAACACGATTACTGTTGAGGGCACCGCACGAACAGCACCGGTTATTCAGGTCGTACCTAAACGGGATTTAAAGCACATTGGCTTTACCCTAAATGGTGGTGAATACGGGCTAGGGCCAGATAGCGATGAAGACCAAGCAGTGGCGGTACAGCCTTATACGCAGGTTGTTAACAGTGACGTATTAAATACCATGGCTGAATGGACTAATGATGCCAATGCCATTGCTCAAATGAAGACCGCTGGTGACTACATTTATCAAGGTGAAGCTGATAGTAACCGAGATACTCAAGTGTTAATGGTCAAGCTAGCTAATGGGGTTAAACAATATGGTAGTCATCAACCAGGCTGGTATGGCCCCGGTGTTCGCTTTACTGGCATGACTAATAGTCTGACTAACTACCGAGTTAAGACTAGAATCCACCATATCAAGCACTCAGGTACTCATAATGGGCGTGCAATGGGGCGGGTGGAAGTCCTGTTGTTAGACCCTAATGGGGCTACGATAGGCCGATTTGGTCTAGCTGACAGTGCTGGAGGTGGTACACCAACGTGCTACTTACAAATCACTAAGCCGGGTGGTGCTTTTGCTGGTGGTGATGGTAAGCATAAGACACTATTTATGGGTAAAGGCCCCTCAGGTAGCTCTAGGAACGGCCGTGACCAGAAGATTAAAATTAAGACTGGCACCACGACCAAGACAGTGGTTAAACGGTCACGCAACAGGCATGGCAAAGTAACCACTAGGACGATTAAGCGTAAAGTTAACAAGTATACAACGGTGGTCAACAAAGAAGAGAAGTCGGCGCTAAGCACTAGTTGGCTAGAACTCGATTTAATCAAAAATGGCAAGGTGTTTAGCTGGTCAATCACGCAATACTACACCAGCGGCAGGCATAATGGTCAACCATGTAAAGACCCTAAACGGTTCCTGATTGTACACGGCACATTTGTTGATAGGGATTCAAAATATCAGTCAGATTTAGGTGGTATCGGTGGGGTGTTCTTTAAGCACTCGATTACCGAGGATGACCAAAAGGTGGGCTATGAAAACCCTTATCTATCAATCACTCATCTAGACATTTACCGAGTTAATGATGTGGCTCAGGACGCACCTAAGTACATTGCTAATGCCGGTCAAGAGATTGTGCTGAATTGTGAGACAGATAGCACCACAGTGGGTGGTAAGCTAGCTAGTCCAATCTGGTCAACGGACTATCCTAAATTAAGCCCGGGGGTTAATAACCTGACGATGATTGGTGACTTAGATGACGCACAAATAACGCTTAAATATCTACCCAGATTACTATAGCAACACTTTAAAGGCTTCCCAATTAAGGGTGGCCTTTTTACATAACTAAAATAAGGAGGTTAACAGATGGCTTTAAATAACCAGTATTTAATCCTAGATTCAAATTTAAAGCGGATTGGTACCCTGACCGTTGATGGTGCCACTAAGTTCTCTAACGACAGCGTCAAGATTCAACTAGCCGACTCAGACACAACTAGCACTAGCTATGATGATGACGTTAATGTGGGTACTAATGACACGTTTAACGGCACGATTAACCTAAATGCCCAGTCTAAGAAGTTCGAGCATCAAGGCTCATTAGACGTGATTCAAGGCCAACCAGACAGTGACAAAGTCGTGGCTGGTAACAATCTTGCCTATTATGACGAGCTATCAGGCCATTGGTATGTCATGCGCATATACAGTGTGGAAGAGAACAATACCGCAGCTGTTAAACACGTCACAACGGCTAACTTTACCAATTTATGCTTGTACAGTTTAGCTCATCATTATCCTATAGCTACTACTGCCAGTGCAAGCACGATTCAAACAGCCTTTAATCAGTGTTTTAACGCCACTGGTTGGACACTAGACTATCAGACCACTAATGTCATGACCCCGACAATTACCATTGATGGTAAAACGAAAGCTAGTACATTAGTACAGACACTCATTCAAACCTATGATGTTGAAATTGACCCTTATGTTGAGATTGATTCACAAGGGAATATCACGAAAAAGGTGTGTGTCATTACTGACCAGTTGAATAATGATGTGGTTTATAACGAGGCGGTATTCGGTAAGAATATGACTAGTATTAAACGGACAACCGTTTCAACACCTGTCACTAAATTGATTCCATACGGGGCCAACGGTAGCACGATCGCAGTGGTCAATGATGGTAAGCCCTATATCGTTGATGATGAGGCCAACCAGAAATATAACCCTGATTGGCAAGCTGGCCTGTACTATGAAGCCATTGTTACTGCTAATCAGATTAGTAACTCAGCCGGTTTAAAGTCATGGGCTAAGGATATGCTTAAGCTATACAACCACCCTAGAACGTATTATGAGGTGAATGTAACACCCAACTTTAATCCGCCATTAGGTGCCACAATTAGATTTAAAGATGAGTTAATTGAGCCCGTATTAGACGCTAGTGGCCGGGTTATTCAACGGACAATCAGCTTTGCTAACCCTTATGGCAACACGGTCGGCTTTGGTGAGTATACAACTGTTCAAGCAGCCACCCCAGCATGGATGATGCAGTATCAAAATGCACTCAGTAAGGCGGTTGATGAAGCTAAGAAGGACGCTAGTTCGATTAAACCGGTCGCTTTAACGCCTGACGGTAACAATTTCACTGATACCACCCAGACTAAGCGCTTAATCTTACAGGCTTGGGAAGGTAGCACCAATATCTCATCATACATTGACAGCAAGGGCTTTATCTGGCGCCGTTATAACACTGATGGCACAGTTGATAGTAGCTATAAACAAACGGGCTACTTAATCAATGCGGACAGTGATGATGTTGGTACCTTACATGGCACGATTGAATCCGACTATATCCAAGATGACCCGGAGATTAAGCTAGACACCACTGGTATCAGCTATTTAGGCGTCTATGGCCCTGATGATAATGGGGCGCATTCAGCAACTCAATATATGGCACGTTTAAGCAATGGTCAGTACCTAACTAGTCGTGCTCGTGATGACGGTGGCTCTGGTGATACCATGTTTGCTTTACAGGATAGCAAGTTTGCCGTGCAGTCGGTGATGTTACAAATCCATGGACAACATGGTGGGACGTTCGGCGTGCAGGAGGTTAATAACACGGTCTATATTTGGTCGATTGTCAGCTTAAAGAACGACCATAATTATATTCTCGTGCGGTTCCCATATGTAGCTGGCGTTACTTTACAGCCTACCGACAAGCGAGTGCAACAGGTTATGCCCCTTAAAGGGTATGGCCGCATTAACTATGACCGTCAACACGATATGGTCTCAATCGGTTATAACGATGGTAGTACCGATATTCTCAAAGCTAGTGACCTGTTAGCAGGTAATTACAACGTGTTATACAACTTTAATATCACGGATTATGGGATTGATTTTAATAAGAATACTTACCAATCTGAATGCTTAGACTTCCCTTACTTTTACTTTGCTGCCGGTGGTGGTGAAGAAACAAATGAGGACCCACATAAGGTATGGGCATTAAATGTCGTGCATAAAGGTGCTGAGTTTGAGGTTTATCTGGATAATGACCTAGACTTTCCTAACTTGACCGATGAAAACCGTGAAGTTGAAACTTGCAATGTCTTTTATCAAAATGGTCAGTCTTATATGCTGTTCACGTTTAACACCAATGCCTTATTAATTAATCCGGCTTCGATGGAACGTGAAAAGGTGTATACCATTCCAATGATAAAACGGTCAGCAGCTAGCACGATTGATAAGGGGACGATAAATGACAATGTTAATACAGGAGATTAAAGAAAGGAGGTGAATTAAATGGCTGAATCTAATGCAACTCAAGTCATCTTAACTGATGACGGCATTAAAATTATCAAGGCTCAAAATACAGCCGATAATGCCGTTGGTGGTGTTACCAATTTAAACGATCCAAATTTAATGAACGTCATTGAAAAGCAAAACAATATCACGCAATTTGCTGGTTTAACATCTCAATATAACGTTCTTGTACAGAACGCTAAAGATGACGGGATTGACACAACTGCTGTAACTACAGCTTACAATGACTTAAACAAGTTCATGGCTGACGTTCTGGCAGACCCTAACCACGCCAGTGACGTTGATCGTGTAGCATATAAGAAATATCAGGACGCTTACAATGAAGAATTAGCAAAGATTCAAAGTGCTTTGCAAAATAACGCAAACAATAAATTTAATAGCGCCGCAAGCGCTACAAGTCAGGCAGCATCAACAGCTAATGCTGCTAAATCAGCCGCAGATAGTAATTACGCTTATGCCAATTCAGAGATAGCCGTACAATCTACAGCTACTGCTAAGGCTCAAAGCGCTGCCGATAATGCTTTTAGCCAAGCAAAAACAGCTATTGATACTGGTAACGCCACTAGTCAAGCAGTGACCGACCTAAAAGACGGTTCAACTATGACGATTGCTGAACTAGCAAATGGGTTAGGAACTAAGGTTGCAAACTCAGACTATGCTAGTTACAAGGATCAGACGGCCAGTCAGATAGGGGAGCTAGTTACTAACGGAGCTTTCTCGGCTTATAAACAAACTACTGCTGACTTGATTTCCGAGAAGGTGTCTACTAGTGCTTTCTCAGCCTATCAAGCTACAACTGCCAAGGCAATTGAGAGCAAGGTTGAATCTAGTGATTTTAACACGTATAAACAGCAGACTGCTGACGCAATTACTAGCAAGGTAGCTAATAGCGATTTTTCAACTTATAAAACGCAAACAGCTAATGATATTGACCTTAGAGTAATCAAAAGGGACTTAATTGATGAAATTAACCTTCAAGCCGGTAATTCCTTAATTTCATCTAGTGGTCAACTGACATTATCTGGTAAAACTATCTACTTTGATACGGCTAACCCCGTAATAATTCCTAGTGCAAACATTGACTCACTCCTTGTTGGCAAGAAACTAAGGGCGGCAGACATTTCGGCCAACACATTTAGTACCAATAACGAAACTTTCACCGTTGATAAGAATGGTGCCATAACAGCTAAAAATATGACACTTATTGGTGGCACATTAACCTCGCCAACAATCAATGCTAGTACGATTAATGGTTCAACTATCAACGGGACAACGTTCCACGGTGGCGACATTATTAGCAATTCCAATAACACCGCTAAATATTATCCAATGAGCATTGACTCCTCAGGAACCTATAATTCAACCACTATTAACAATGTAATAGCATTAAGGGCGTCAGTACAATCAGGTGCCATCATTTATGATTATCGTTCTATGCTTCCAAACGATAATGGAAAATATATTTATTCTAATACCGTGATTAACGGTCAAGGGGTAACCATTGAATCTGGCCACACAGACACCAAAGACAGCACTTTTAACGCTAAACGAACAGGTAGCTCCTATATCAGTTTAACGCCCAGCGGTGGGTTGATGTTGAGCGGTCCCAATTCCAACATTGATTTCGCCGGTATGTACATGAACCCTTACGGAAACATTGTCGGTAAGAGTTCATCTGCTTACTGGCAAGTGTCTAAAGCAGGTAACAGTAATTCAGGTGGCGGAGTTACGGCACGCTTTGGTATTGATACAGGTGACAAAGGTACAATTAACTTTTATCGGCCACTATTTGTCGATGAGATAGGTGGGTTCACCTCTAGTAACGGTCACGCTCTATTTATTCATGGCGATGATAATGGAACTAGTGGTAGCACGGGTCAAATGATATTTAGAAAAGATGGCAGAAGTGCTCAGGTTGTATCTGCTTCTATTTATAACAGGACATATTCTAGTGGTTCAAGTGTAAATGTCACAAGTTGTGGGACTTTAGGACGTATCACATCTGCAAGTAAGTACAAACTAGACATCACCAAAGAAACTAGTATATCACCAGCCAATAGGCTTCTTTCTATTGATATGTCTAGCTGGATTGACAAGAGCTCAGCCGAGTTACTGGCAGACTCAAAAACAAATGGTACTGAGCTATCAGAGCCAGAAATAAATGTTAATAGACACTATGGTCTAATTGCAGAAGACCTTATTAAAGCCGGACTAGATGAGTTTGTGATTAAAGGAGACAAGGGTCAAGCAGAAGGTATTGAATATGACCGCCTATGGATTACTCTTATTCCAAAGATACGCCAATTGTCTAACGACCAGATTCAAAATAAAATGACAATAGCTAAGCTAGGATCTGAAATTGAAGAATTAAAACAAGGAAGGTAGCTAAAATATGAATGCAATTCAAATTACAGGAAACAATCCACAAGCAGATGGGACATGGAAGGTAAGCTATAGTGCAACCTATGATGACAACCTTCATATTGAGGGTTTTGTATATGTATCTCAAGATGAAATGAACAATATGAGGATGCGAGACTTACCAGACTACGTTAGCAATAAAATTGTCTCAGAACTATCAAAAGGGTCACCTTCTATAGATTCTGTAGGTACTACTGATGATAGTGTTACAGTTAAAGCAGAATAATTATTAGGAGAGCGCCATTATCAGGAATGCAATCTATTGCTCGTACAAGAATGCTTAAGGTATTAGAGAATCCGCTCAAAGATTATTCAGAATCTACTCAGGAACTTATTGAAGCTGTTGTTGCCCGTGATGATGACGGTAATCCAATTAAGAGCGGTCAAGGTCTAAAGATTCAGCCACGTAAAGAACAAGAATTTTTAGATACAACCAGAGTATCCAGAAGAACATTGTATCTCGTACCTTTCTACAGAATACTAGAACAGCAAACACACAGGAGGCTTAAATTATGAATATCGATGCACAAGCTTTAATTAACAAGCTAACGAGTAACTATGCCCAAGCAATTGCCGTTAAAGACCAGCAATTAGCAATGGCTCAAGTTCAAATTGACCAGCTCAATGCCAAGTTGGCTGAGAAGGAGGCAGATAAAGATGGCGAAAACGCTTAGTTTTACTGATACTTCACCACAAACGGTTAAGATTGGCGATACCACCACTAGTTTTTCGTTAATTTGTGGTAATGATAATGTGGCAACGGACTTAACTAAGGCCACTTCAATTACTGTTAAACTGGGTAATGCTAGTGGCTATCTTAAATCGGCCACAGTTGACCCAGCTAGTTTAACCGACCCAACGACTGGTCAAGTTACCGTTACCTTTAACGCTGACTTGATGACTAGTTTACCCGCTGGTAGCTATGCCATTGAAGTGTGGGTGGTTGATCCTACCGGGACGTCAATTTACCCTAGTGATGGGTCAACTGGTTTTACCATTACTAATAACATTCAAAGTGCCAATGGCTCAGTTATTACAACAATTGCTTTTGATGACTTTGTGGCAGCAATGAATAAAGCCGCAAGCACGATTGCCAAGGGTGATAAAGGTGACACTGGCCCACAAGGACTAAGCGGATTAACGACAACCGGATTGCCGAATGGTACTGACCTTAACCAGTTAGCAACACCTGGTGTTTACAATCTGTGGCTTAAACAAATTAAAAACAGCCCGATACCTGGAAGCGACCAAGGGGCCATTCTTTCAGTGTTTGGGCCAAATAAAGATAGCGACTGGATGGCTCAATTGCTCCTAACTTTTTATAGTGGTGCATACTATAGAGCAGATTCTGCCGCTGCTATTAAAGCCGGTAAAACTGCTTGGAAAAAATTGGGGGAGTCTAAGGTATCCGATGCGATTACAGCATACAAAGCTGCGCAGGTATCAGCAGATAAGGCACAGCAGCAAGAGGAAAATCAGACGTCTGCGCCGGAAAACACATTAAAATAGGAGGCAGACAATTGAATAAGCACAAGCTAAAGGCACTCATCTTAATGGTGGGGGCTATTTTTATGGCCTTTTTAATGGTCAATGTTACCAGTCAGGCGGCAACTAGTCGTGACCAAGGGGTTGATTGGTCTAAGTATAACGGTAATAGTGGGACATTCGGCTATAGTACCGATAAGTTCGTATTCTCACAGGCGGGTGGCTTTTATGGTGGGACTAACATTCCTCAAACCACTTATGCTAGCCAAGTTAAATCAGCTATGAAAGCTGGTAAACGAGTGCACACCTATTTGTGGGACGGTGTTGGTGGCAATATGACCAATGCCAAGGCGATGATGGCCTATTACTTGCCACGTGTTAGGACGCCCAAGGGTAGTATTGTCGCACTAGACTATGAGGATGGGGCTTCTAATAGCGTGACAGCTAACACTAATGTCATTCTAGCTCAAATGGCCCTCATTAAAGCGGCTGGTTATACCCCTATGTTGTATTCCGGTAAAGCTTACCTCAATGCTCATGTTAATGTGAGCGCCATTGTTAAAGCCTATGGTAGCTGTCTATGGCTAGCTGAATATCCGGACTACTTGGTTAGAACTAGCCCTGATTATAACTGGTTCCCTAGCATGGACGGCGTGGCTATCTTCCAATTTACTAGCATGTATAAGGCCGGCGGATTAGATGGCAACGTTGACCTAACAGGCATTACTAAATCAGGCTATACGACTGCTAGCAAGGCTAAAGCACAGGCCGACGTTAAGCAGGCTCATAAACAGGCAGCTAAGAAGGCCACCTTTAAGGTCGTTAAATATGACCAACGAGGGGTGTTCTACCCTAACCGGACACTAGCTGTTCGCTACACGGATTCAGACAAAGTACGACAAGTAGCTACCTATTACAAGGATGAGAGTGTGATTTACAATGCGGTCATTATTGAACACGACTATGTATGGGCACGTTACACCCGTTCAAATGGCCTGTATGGCTTCATTAAGCTAGGCGTAACTAATGGGCCAGCCTACGGGAAGCGAGCTACTGGTCAGCTGGTTAGTCATACGTATTACACAGTCAAGTCCGGCGACAGCTGGTGGTCAATCGCACAACGCAACGGCCTAAGCATGACTACGTTAGCTAGCCAGAACGGCAAGACAATTTACACCACTATCTATCCCGGCCAGCGATTGGTGGTGCAGTAATGGCACAATACGACGATACAACTAAGTTATTAATGGATATTCAAAAGGATGTGGCCGCCACCAAAACGAAAGTTGAGAACATCGAAGAAAAGCTGAATCAAGTTGACGATATTGGTGACAAAGCTGACAAGGCACTGGCCAAGTCCATTGAAGGGAGCCATCAAATTGACCGTGTGACGACCATTCAAAATTGGTTGATCGGTGTCTTGGTTAGTGGCGTGCTCGTCACGTTAGTTATTTATATCGCAGAAAAGTTCCTTTAGGAGGGAAAATAATGATTAAAAAAATTAGTTTTAAAAATGCTGACGGAAGTTTGAATGGTAAGTTGATTGCTGGTATTATTTCGTTGCTGATCGTTTTGATTCAACAAATCTTTGCCATGTTTGGTATTAAGTTTACTGGTGACTGGTCAGCCATTGTCGCTGTTATCAACACGGTATTAACAATCCTTGGTATGCTGGGCGTTATTACTGACGTTCAAACAGTAACGGCACCAACGACTGATAACGATGAGGAAAGTCAGATTGAAGCGACCGCTAATCAGGCCGCTGACGAATTACAAGCACCCACGTCTACAGTCGCTGTAGTGAATAGTTCTGCATCATCTGACACTGAAACGGCGTCAGAATCCGCCTCACAAGCAGCAAAATAGTGCTATAATGATTGTTGGCTATAACTTGATATAGAGTTTCATTCATTGTGGAGCTTGATCACTCTGCAACATTTCCCCTGCGCTTCGGCGTGGGGGATTTTTTTATGTG